CCTGAGTCAGCTTCTCTGCCGCTTTGGTGACATCCTGCGGACTATCGAGCTTCACACCCTTCAGGACGTTGCGGGCTTTCTGACTATCCTGATAGGCCTCTTTTTGTTCAGTCGCCTTAAGTTGATTCGTGGCGAGCGTGATTCCCTCTTGTTTCGCCGCAACCGGATTTGGCGCCATATCCGGAATTTGGCTGATGATGGATGGATCGAATGCCATTGCGTTATCCGCCGCCGAATGTAGTCGTTACGCCGGGTTCATCACCTAAGTAGGTGGTTGTCCCAGTACTTGGAGCGCCGTAGTCATAGACCGGCGTTGCTGCTGGAGCGCCCTGACCGGTGGGATTGAGACCCTGAAGGGTTTGCCATGTGGTGTATTGATTCGCGGCGTTCCCCACGGACTTCGTGATCCCCGCAACCGTGTTCGCATCAATACCTGCTAACGTATTCCCCTGATTGATCAGGGCATTGGAGATGTTGTTTGCCGCATTCCCGATGTTGGCGGCTTGCCCTGCTGCGGCAGCCTGTCCCGTATTCACCGTATTTTCAAGATTTCCAACCGACTGCTGATACGTCGTATCGGCGAGACCTTGGTTGAATTTGGAGAGTGCTTCAAGCGTATTACCGGAGAGGTTCATGCCCTGCGCATTGGCGGCATTCAAGGTATTCTGCGTGCCTTGCTGCTGCTGGAACTGATACCCTGGCGTCTGACGCAACGCATCGGTCGGATTCACGCCCGGCGTCAGCCCCAGAAGGTTTTGTAGTTGCGGAATCGCGCTTTGCCCCAACTGACGATAGGGAGCCGAAAGTTGCGCCTGTTGATTCAGTGCGTTCTGTTGTTGCTGGATGGCCGCATTGCTGGCCGCCTTGGTGGCCCCAGCCGCTTCACTTCCCGCAACGGCAGAACCGGCGGCGCCGACCACGGCAGCGCCCGCGATCGCTGCGGCAACCATTATTCTGTCTCCTCAAAGAATTTGCTGTAGTACCGCTCGACTTCGGTGTATCCGAGCCTCTCAAACAACCAAGAGGCATCCTTGTGAAGCTTCGAGCCCACAAACATGCGTTGCACCCCCCGGCGACGCGCTTCCGCCTCGACCGCCTTGAACAGTTGCAGTCCCCCGCCATGCCCACGGAATTCTGGAGCGATCCAGAAGATGTCCTCCGTGAGCGTCAAACAGGTGCGGTAATGCAGACCGGGGGCGATAAAACCCACGAAGTAGCCGACCAAGCGGCCCGCATCACGGCCGGCAATGAACATCACCTCACCCTGCGCATCACGAGCGAGATAGATGTCGTATTGGGGATCGAGAGGGACCTTGTCTTTATCGAGAGCCAGTTCTTCCCAGTGGCGCGGGAAATGGGGCTTCAATTCTTCGAGTCGCTCGGTGAGTGACTCGACCGCAAACGTGATCATGTGGGTTGGGTCGGCAGCTCGCCTTTGAATGAGAAACGCGATGTGCGGATATCAACAATCAGATGCAGACGATCGGACGCACTGTTGTTCACGACCTCATGCTCCAGCTCATTCCTGAAGAACCAGGCCTCGCCGGTTGACATCTGTACCTGCTCATCGCCGCAGCGGAATTGACACCCGGGCAGTCCCTGTACACAGAAGTGATAACGATCCCAGTAGTTCGCGTGCTCAGGTGTATCCGCGTGAGGATAGATGCGGCCTCCGGGTCGAATCCGATTGATCATCACCCGTCCGAGCCTTTCCCCTTCGACGGTTCCCATCAAGCTGAAGATCAACTTGCGCGCGGCGGTGAGGTGAAGCGCGCCATCCATCCAGACGCACTCATGTGGATCCTTCTTCGAGCGCTCCAGCTCCGACACGGAGCAGGGTGGGAAGCGCAAAAAGATGGTGTCGACATCCTGGAACGGGCCTTGCGGGTAGTCCCGCAGGTAGGTATCGGCTTTCCATAGTTCCGGCTGCCGCGTGATTTGCAGCATCAACGGTTGCATGTCGATGCCTGAAGCCAGGCGCAAAAAATTGCGCACTACACCATGGCTCCAGTGGCATCGACCCACACAGTAGGGTTTATTTGTAGTACAAACACGGGTTTCCCCAGAGTGGTATCGAAATACTGTTGCCCGACATAGAGCGGGTTACGGCTACTGTTAACGGGTCGATCCGCGCTTGAGCCACTCATCCCAACCGGCCCCAACCAATCGTGGATCGAGGAGAAGAACGCCTGGTAGACCTGGGTCAGCCGACGATTGCTGTCTACAATCACCGGATCGGTCGGGATCGGGTTGATCGGCATCAGTGCTGGGGACGCTCGGTGATCGAGAGCGCCCCTTCCGTAATGACAAACTTCACCGGATCGGTCATGCGGATGCGGAAAGTCGCATCACGCGTTGAGCCAAAGCGCCGCCACACCACCCGTGTCAGGTACTGTCCCACAAGACCTGAGGAGACCCACCGCTCCGCGCTCCACGTGCGGCCATTGTCCTTGCTGTACTGGAGCATGATCTGCGGATTGGTACCCTGCCCAGTCTGCAGTCCAACTCCCGTCTCCATGTCGATGTAGACCTGGCTAACCCGCACCCGGTTGAAGTTGGATAAGATGTGTCGGGTGATGATCTCCCGGGGAATAATCTGCCCGTTGTCCGTATACTGCGTATCAGACATCGTATAGATCTGGTTCGTCGCGTAGTCCGAAAACAGAATCGCCCCGGCGTAATAGGCCGATAGATTCGCCCAGTGGCGGGTTGGAACAACTGAGCTTCCGGTTTGCACTTCGGACCACAATCCAGTCGAGGTGTCGTAGAGAAATGAGCGGTTCGCACTCGGGAAGCTCACCTGATAGAACTTGTGCTTGCCGCGCTCGTATGCGAGTCCCACCGCATCCGAAACGGTGGGGAAGGCGTTGATGATGAATTCGAGATCCGGGTTACTGATGACCTGGGCGTTGTAGCCAATGAGTTGTACGAACTGGACTTGGCCCTCGCGAGTCTGTGCGAGAAAGATAATCGTCTGATCCACATGCGCTCGGGAAAACAGCGCCGCCAGGCCAAATTCGTTTGCGGCCGACAGGATCGGCGCAAAGGGTTCGGGCGCAAGTCCCGCGTTCTGCCAAAACTCCATATGCAACTGGCAGAAGATGATGAGGTTGCCCGAGAGGTTGTCGACCGCCAGGATGTTGTCCGAGTAGGACGAGGTAGAGGCAAAGGCCAGTGCATCCCAAGTCGAGCCGTCATTGACATTCGATACCCAAAACACTTGCGAGCCCGGCTGCTCGGCGACAAAGAAGCCGGCAACAAACGTGCACGTGCGGGCTCCGGCAGGGAAAGCGGGCGCGAGCGTGGTGAAAGCACTCGTGGCCGGCGTAAAGAGATACCCTGCCGACCCATCAGCGATCACCACCTGCGTGGGACTGAACGCCATCGACACCAGTCCCGAACTCGTCCCCAACGTCCCGGTTGCTAACACAGCCCCGCTTGAGGTCACCGATTGAAACTGGTTGTAGGCCACCAGATACAAGGCGGACTGCGTGCCCAGAAACCCTCTGAGCGGCTGGCTCAAGGGCGTGGAGGCTTGGAACCTGGCCACCAACCCCGGGGTTCCATAGATCGCTACGCGGGTCTTATCGCCGTCCTGGCGGTTCTCAAGGTACACATTCAACCGCCGTTGACGGGTGACGACGTAGCTCTGGCCGGCGATGCCAGACCCAAACAAAGGGACGATTCTCAAATGTCCACCCAACTTTTGTTGCGTCGGATGTGAGATATGTGCTGGCTGCTGACACCGTATCGCTCTGATAAAATGCTGAGGCTATCGGAGGATCTACGGATTTCAACAACCTGATCACGAGACAGCTTTGCGCGGCCGTGCCGCCACTTCGACATCATGTCGCCAGTGTTCCGCTTTGGCGTGCCGAGGAAGAGGTGATCGGGATTTACGCAAGAAGGCGTGTCGCAAGAGTGGCATACCAACGTCTTTCTCGGTATCTCTCCCTTGTTAATCTCGTATGCGAGGCGGTGAGCCCTAATGGGTCTACCGTCAATTGTAATTGTTCCGTATCCGTCTTTATCCCGATAGCCAGTCCAGAGCCAACATCCACAATCGCCTTTCTGTACGAAGGCATAAAACCGAGACAACAGGTCCTTTTGTCCGAATCTGCCATCGGACAACCTATTCGGGCTTCGATCAGCCATTTACGGACTAAACGGACTCTCCGCGTACGGCTGGAAATAGAAGGAGGTGGTCTCCGTATCCGCTTCCCGTGCCATCGCCATCGCTTCGCGGTAGTTCTGATCCATGTCCGGCGTCCAGATCGCATCGAACATCCCGCAGATCTCGCGCGCCAGACCCCAACACAGCGGTCGATACCACTGCTGTGGATACTCCGGGTTGTCTCCTGGGTTGTTGAAGTCCATCACTGGGCGCAGATAAACAAGGTGCAAGTGCTTGGTGACGTCCTGGGCACCGCCCACGTCGATGTACAGCTGCCCATTGCCGTTTATCGCCGAGAGCCCATTCGTGAACTGCGACTCGTAATAGAAGGCGGTCGGATCGGAGGTAAAGGTCGTCTGGGTCTTGCTCGGCAGGATCTCGTAGTCCTGAAGTGTCATGCGATTCAACGGGGTATCGTTATTGTTGATATCCCGCAAGATGCAGGTGACGATCTCAAGCGGACGCTGCGCTTTGGTGGTGTAGTTCCACACATACGCATTACCGTTGGCGGAGTTGGGGATCCCCGGGCTTGGAATGGTGAAGGTCTTCGCCCCCGTGTTGATGCTTGAGATCGTGGTCCAGAAGATATCCAGGTTGATCTGAATGCCGACGTAGTCACTGACGTTCATCTGCGACACTTGCAGCGCGGTGAGCGTGGTAGCGCCGGCTGCCGCATTCAAGGTCAGTTGCGTCTGAGCGTAGGTTTGTCCGAGCCCGCCGCCCGTGACGGCGGCGGCCCAGTTATCTCCCGTGGGACCCAACTGATACTGGAATTTGGTGTTACCTAAGAAGAGATCCCCTCGTTGGCGGGTCCACATCTTGAGTCCGGGCGCAAAATCCATCGTTCCTTGCCATTGCTTAACCAACATGTTGAGTTTCCGCGCGCAGTCGGTAACTTCCTGCGCCGTTGGGACTTCCGATTCACCAATCGCCCCGATATTCAACATGGCTTCTTTGATGATGTCATCGCGGGTAACGCTGAATGACCAAGTGCCGCTTAGTGCCATCGACGCCCTCTACGGATTTGCCAAATGTGTCCGTACGTGACACCAAAGCGCTTTGCCAAAGTCGTCATTCTCTCGTCGCTCGCTCGAATCTGAGCTACTGCCTGAGCAGTAAGCCGTGCCATTCCATTGCTTTCGCCGGGTTGCCCTACCTTGCGATCGCGACCCTTGGCGATCATGTCGTCGCTGTTGTCTTTCTTTGTTCCAAGAAAGAGATGGTGCGGATTTACGCAGAGAGGATTGTCACAGCGATGCAGAACACACAAACCTGGAGGGATAAGCCCGCAGTGAAGCCGCCATGAAATTTGATGGGCTCTGACAACCTTTCCGTTTCCATCGCCGATGCATCCATATCCGTTTATCGTGGATGCGATCCATATCCAACAGCCACGACGAGGGTGCGGTATCCACTTCTCGTGGAACCGCTCCCTCAAGGTGCCTCTCATCTATGCCACCTTGGTGACCGACAATCCCTTACGCTCGCGCTCGGAGACAATCGCGTGCCAGATCACCCGATGCGCCCACTCAACACTGATATCAGCCTGACACTGCGCGATGCCCTCCGTCGTCTGCCTGCAGTGTTGCCACCCGTAATGCAACTGATGACAAGCCGGAGCCTCGTTATTGCCCCGCCCCGGGCACACGGTGCTTTTGGATTCCAGCACATGCGTATTGACCCAATCTCGCGTCAGGTTCTCATCGGTCGAGTGGGAAAGGAAAACGACTTTGGGATAGGGCAGATTGGCAGCGGCATTCAACACGCCGGTCTCAGGCCCGATCAACAGATCGACATCCTGAACAAAGGAAAGCGATTCTCGGATAGACCACTTCCCGCACCGCCGGTGCACCCGCTTCTCGTTCTCCCATCCCTGCTCCAAGATGCGACCCGCATCCCCGCCCAGTAGAACAAACTCGATATCTGGGAACTCAAGCAGCACGGTTGCAATGATGTTATCGAGCCCTCCCCATGTTTTATGGATGGAACTGCCGTTCACACACCAGGCGATGACGAACGTGCCCAGTTTGTTGCGCTCGCGCCGGGCCCACTGTTTCTCATCTTCGGTCGGATAGAAGCGCACCTGCGGCAGATGCGGCACCTGTGCAATCTCGTGTTGGATCTGCAAATAATTATGGTTCAGCATCGAATGCCGGAGCCCCGGAGGCCATTCGTGCAGCGCCCGGCCCGGCAACGCCAGGAATGAGCCCTCAACGGACTCGGAGAGCTGGACCCACTTGTCGTATTTCTTGCGGTGGTACTCCCAGAACTCACCCAGCAGGTGATTCGGAACCTGATCCTTGTCCTGGATATAGAACTCATCAATGTTGGGGTCGT